TACAGTCAAACAATTTTATAGACGCGCAGGAAAATTTGCGCTACACTCTCACAGAGTAACGACTTGTAGTGAAACGCCCTATTTGGGGAAGTGGGGCGGTACCGGGAGAGAAATTGTGAGAATACCCAGTGCCAGTAATGGGCGAATCCACGAGTTATTTCCGGGATAAAAGCGAGACTTCTAGCTGGCAATTTTCTCCGTTCTGGTCTCGTCCCGAGCAGATATACGCGGACGTTGAAAATCAAATTCAAGAGGGTGAGGGATTTCTTGAGGCCCAACGCTGCTACAAAGACCTCGCCAAGAACCTCAGAGTTTTTAATGCGGTATTCAACGATAAGTGCCGATCTAGTCTCGTAACTAATAATCTTAAGTATGACATACGGAAGTTCTGCGAGACGCTGGCGCAGGTTCGTGAAATTGCCGGTTACGGGAGTGACTCCCCAATTTATAAGAAGATGGCAGAGATGCTTACAAGAGTAAGCAAATGCGTCTACTTAGAGTCAGACTTCCCGTTCCAAATTCTCAAAGTTCTCCAATACGCCTCTGTCATGGGGATCGGATACTTGTGGCCGAAGGTGAGGGCTACAGAGTACGGATATGGCGAGAGGAGAATGGAGTTTGACGCGCTAGGACTCTTAGACGTTATTCCTACGCAGATTCCTTCCCGAACCAACGACATTCAGGATGCCTACGCGGTCACGGTCTATGACTACATGCCTATTGCTGAGGCGCATGGCAGGTTTCCTCTATTCCAGAAGGATATACAGACTGTTGGTGCGCGTAGGAACTATCAGACGCGGATGCAAGCGCAGCGAGTTGATTATGCGGAGCGGAACCGCTACGGGGATACGGGCAGGACGTTCGGAAATCTGTACGCTGAAATCCGCTACACCTTCGTCCGCGATTTGCGGATAAACAACACAGGATACGAACTCCCGATGGGAGATTTGGGAACGACGTGGTTCTACCGTGTCCCGTTCGTAGGGCAGCAAATATTTGGAGGGATGAGGAATGGAGAACCATACTATATTCCTGCCGAATCACAGCATTGCCGGGTATACCCCAATCTGCGGCTCATCATCACCTCAACAGGAATGGGGAAGCCAATGTACGACGGACCCGCCTTCGACTGGGACCCTCGTATACCAATTATCCAGTACACGGTTGACGATTGGGCATGGGAGCCGCTGGGACGATCTATCGTAGGCGATGTAGCAAGCATTGAGACGACGATCAGGAAGCATGAGCGGTTGATAGATCAAGTCCTGACCGCCCAAATGAATCCTCCAATGGGATACAACCACACGGATACAGGTGGGCCAAAGATTGAGCACTTCGACATATTCGAGCCGGATGTACGTCTTGGAGTAGATGGCATTCCGAAGGATACCTTCCAGTCTATTCTTCCTGACGAGGTTAATGTCAAAGGGGAGCAGTTCAACTTCCTGAAATACCTCAACGAAAAGGAAGGCAAGCAGCTTGGTCTTGAGGATTTGGGAAATCTCGGCGCAAATATGAAATTGCAGATCGCCAGCGACACTGCTGATAAGATGCTCGAATCCATTGGGCCGGTAGGAAAAGGAATTGCTGCTAGGGTCGAGAAGGCGAACAAGTCTGTCGGGATGAGGGTCAAGTACCTTATTCTACAGTGGTTTGACACACAGAGGATCATGGAGTACGTTGGCCCGGAAAAGATGGCTCCAGAAGTATTTGACTACAAGCCAAACGACCTAGTTCCTAGCCACTTGCCGGACGAAATGGTTGGTGGGCAGTTCCCTGAAACGGAATCGAAGTACACGAATCTGGAGCGGGCGCGGTGGTTCGTAAAGCAGATCAGGCTCATCTCTGTTCCAAGCACGTTGCTCAAGGTCACACAGATGCAGCAGCAGTTGTTCTACGTCCAACTAAAGAAGATGGGTGCCCCAATTAGTTGGTTAACCATTTTTAGAAGCGCAGACGTTCCATCTCCAGAAGCAGAAATAGAGTCTAGTTTTCAAGAGCAGGAAAAACTGGAAAAAATGAAACTGATGGCACAAATAGACATCGCCATGACAATGAAAAAAATGGGGATTGATCCCGCGCAGATGGGAGGGGGAGATGCCGGAGGCGGGAAGCCTCACGCTGGAGGGCGTCCCTCGTCGGGACAGAAAGCACCAAAAATTAAGGCCAAAGGGGCCAAAGGCGGAGAGCCTAGAACTACTGTAACGGAAAGCTAGAGGAGAAATTTATGGCGGTAACAGTGAAAACACAGAAAGATCATTTGATTACAGAGACTTCCGTCTCGCTTCCTGCGGACCTAAACGCGCTAGACCAACTAATGCGCTCATCCAAGGCTACGGGAAAGATCGTTGCTGTCTACAATCAGGGCGGAATGCTTGGGGTCAACGTAGAGCAGAAGCAGCATATCTCAGAGAAGGTTGCGGACGAAGTTAGGAAGATCGTTGGCGTAGGGACTAGAGAACTAGAGGGAGAATAGCGATCCTTGCTCTTGATTTACTTCTATTTGTTTACCCTTCCGTGATCCTGCGATAATTTGTATGATGCGCCTACGCTCTTCTGGACTGCTACCGTTTGATTTCCATGTGTTCGCTCCATACGAAATAATGCACACATTCCCACTTACATATCCAAGTTCCGGGACGATGCGATCAACAGATGCCCAATGACGACGATTAGGGCCAGCCTCATAATCGAGAACTACGGATGGGAATATTGGGCAGTGAGTAGGAAGTTCTCCAGTACGCGGATCATATAAATCGGTTACGTCCATATCGAACAGCACACCCTTCTTTGATGCATTTTGCTTGCTCGATTTGACATGTCTTCTAGCCCAAGTTGACCTCCTTTGCTCTCGACCCAACTTTGAAATGGCTTCTTTATTGCGGTGATAAATTACTGACGTTTGCTCGGTTACGCATTGTTTGCAATGGCTTGAGTGCCCATCATTATGTTCTAAACTGACAGGAAAATTACTGAATGGCTGCGGTTCACCCTTGCATCTTGTGCACACCTTAGTTTTCTCATTCGCTCCATCTTTTACGGACTGCAAGTATTCGTCAAGCACTTTCTTATTTCTTTCTTGAATGCGATCCTTATTGCGTTTCCCCCACTCCCTGCTCTGTCTAGCTCTTTTCTCTTTATGTTTTTGGTACTGTTCCTCGTTATATTTTTTGCAGCAAGTTTTACAATAAGCGTAGTGTTCATCACGAGTTCGAGAGTCTCCGTTGAACTCTGAAAACGGTTGAGGAACCTTGCAGTCGCCACAAACCTTTAATCTCTCGCCATTTTCTAAAGTGGTATACCGCTGGTTTTTAGTTGGCTTAGAAAAGTGACAATCTTTGCAATAGCGTTGCAGTCCAGTGTTACTCCTGTTATCCTTTCTAAAATTCTCTGGTGGCTGAGGAACCCCAAGCATCTTGCAGTTAGGATTAGTACATATCTTCGGCTGGAGACTTCTAGTAATATTTTCTATCTTCCGTTGCGCGGCTAACTCGTTTGCGGCCTCGATTTGGCACTTCTTACACTGCGATTGGTAACCACCCCTAGCTAGAGGATTGCGATAGAAGTCGTCAATGGGGAGCGGAAGCTTGCAGCGGCTGCAAACCTTCGATTGAACATCTAATGGCGCAGGATGTGCTATATTATGTTCTTGGGGTGTCACTGGAAACCTCATTTCCGGTTGGCTCTAGGGCCGGACGTTAACGCGTCCGACACCCCTAGTATAACCTAATTTCATACAAATGTGGGAACTGATTTATGGGGTAAATGCGCAGGAATAAACCTAAATTCCTGCGCCATTTGAAATAAATCAAAATAGTGCTTGACATAGAGAACACTTTAGCTGTACTCTCTGAAATAGAAATTAGTAGAGATGCTCACACCTGCACGCGCAGACCATGTGGAGGCTCCAAACCGGAATCCCGGTTGGGGCCATTATTTTGGCTTCCTTCCGGTACAAAACCGCACAAGGAGCAATACCATGGCAAAGCGTCGCAAGATTTCCGTCAAGCCCGAACACGTGAAGAAGAGCCGCAAGCGCAGCCGCAAGGTTTCTCGCAAGCACACTGCCGTCAAAAAGTAACCTGACAGCCGCACTCTCATAAGGGGTGCGGCTGTTATTCCGCCCACGATAAGTTTTTTGTGAGGAACAAATGGCCGCATCTCCAATGCCAGACCCACAGCAGCAAGGCTCTTCCGCTCCTCCACCGGATGCTAGTGGAGCGGCTTCTGCCCCTCAAGGTGGAGATGGTGCGCAACAACCAGCCCCTTCCTCAGCCCCCGCCAATCCACTACAAATGCTTCTCGCCCGCTGGAGTCAGACAGCACAGCAAATGGCACAGTCTGATCCTAAACTCGCGTCTGGAGCACAAAAAGTCCGGGAAGGAATTCAGGACATGCAGACCGCTCTAATAAGTCCTGCACAGCCAAGTACGCCAGCGCAGCAGCCACAGTATTAATGCACTAAAAATTGATTTCCGGGAGATATAAAGCTATGACAGTCGCAGAGATTCTTAAAGCCTCGGGTTTGGATGACGCCGCAATCGCAGCCTTGGATGCGAAGGTTCTTGCTGGATTCAACGGTGTTTTGACCACAGCCGAACAGGAGCGTACAGCCGCAGCGGAGTCCGCTAAGAAGGCGGAAGAGGAAAGAGTGGCGGCTAAGGCCGCGCAGGATGCTGCTGAGTTAGCGCAGCGTGCGAACAAACAGTTCTATGACGAAACCATCATGCCGTCTTTGACGGGGTGGGAAGACAAAGAGAAGGCTCTGCAACAGGAAATTATCAACGCAAAGGCACTTGCCTCTTTCTATGAGACACAGAATAAGGCCGCGAAGGAGTCTGGTTTTATCGCCGCTGACGCTCCCGGTTTTGTTGCTCCAGTTGCAGGAACTCCGGGGCGCGATGGACAAGGAAAGTTCGTAGCCGGTGGACCCGGTGGAACGCCTGGTAGCCCGACCTTCACGATGGAGCAAGTGAGGGATGGATTGGGTGGAACGATGGGAACCCTGACTGACATTCAGTGGAAGTATCAGCGTCTTTATGGAACTCCAATGCCTGTTGCTCCGACTGAGCTAGTTCGTCAGGCTGAAGCGCAGAAGATGAATCCTGCCGACTACGCCGCAAAGACTTTCAACTTCCAAGCGAAGGAACAGGAACTTGTAGCTCGCCAAGAGGAAGAAAAGAAAGCTAAGTGGCTGGCTGAAGCTACCGCTCCTTTGCAGGAACAGTTGAAGCAGAAGGACAAGGATTGGCAAGCGAAGCTCGACGAGAAAGCTAAGGCTGTTGCCGAACTCGGCGGGAATAATCCCGATGTACGCCGTGCAGCGATCAGCAACTACTCGGAAGTAAAGAAAGCGGTTACTGAAGGAACGCGCAAAGACCCGCTAAGTATGAGTCGGGAAGAGCGGCAAAGTGAGATGCGTAAGCAGATTCAGGCTGACGTTGCAGTAAACGAAGAAGCTAAACAAGGTGTAGCAGCGTAGTAGTACATTCGTTTTTCTGGTATTCTGATAGAGAAAGAAAAGCGAATGGAGAAAACAGAAGATGCTATTTAGAACACGTCCAAATCGTCCGGAGTTAGATGCCACGAAGGTGCCAACCGCCATCGACATCGCTTGGTCTGCGGGCATCTACGAAGGCGAAGGTTGTTGCCATCTTGCCGGTGGTAAAGGTAAGCGCGGCGTCATGGCTGCTGTCGCGCAAAAAGACCCGGAACTATTGTATCGCTTGCGTGATTGGTTTGGTGGGAGCATAAGAGAGACAAAGGCAAATGGATTCACGATTCACTACTGGGGTCTATGCGGCGACCGGGCAAGAATTTTTATGGCCTTGATCTATGAGTATATGACTGCTAGGCGCAAGGGACAAATCGACGCCACCGAAGCGTTGGATTTTCTCGATGGGGTGTCTTCGGTCGGGATGTCGATGCAGGAGTTGAAAGATAAGCTCAATGCTCTATACCAAAAGCATCGTGAAACTACTTGGGACAGTAATCCTGAGTGGCATAGAGAGAACAGCCGCGCTCATTATGCAGTGAATCGGCTAAACCCTGAGTGGGTGCAGAAAGATCGTGAATTGAAACGAAATATGCGTGCAAATATGACCGATGCTCAGCTAGAAGAGAGACGGAAATATCAACGTGAGCGGTATCACAAGCTCAAGCAAAAAGAACAATTGTCGAACGTTGTGGAAATGAAGAAGATTGCTTAGTAGTTAAGGAGAAACAATGCCAACTGTCAATTTGCCCCAGGACCCACAATTTAATTCTATCGACTCGAACAATTTGGAAAGTGTCCGCAAAGACGTAGTATTTAACCAACTTTTTGTGGA